TTCCGTCGCAAGACGGTAAAGCGCGATCACGTCCTCCTTCTGGAAGATCGTGTCATAGTCGAGCGTAAGTATCCATTCGCAAGACGGCTTCTTCAGCGCTTCGGCGAAGAGGCGCGAAAGGCACTGGCCCCAGAATGCCCCGGTGTGCTTGGTGATATTGATCTTGAGCGGGATCAAAGCGCCGATCGCGCAGAACATGTTCTCTGTCCACGCAAGCCGGGGCATCGAGATCAGCGCTTCCACGTTCGGCAGCGTGTTGATCGCAGGCAACTTCCGGGCCGCTACTCCGATGGTCCATTGCCCTTCGCCTTCCGACCACGCCTGGCAGTCCTCAAGACCGGCTTTCCGAAGCGTCTCGATGAGCTTCGTCCGATTCCAAAGCGAGCCGTGCTCTCCGATCTTCCCGCAGACGATCGGCTCGATCTCGTGGCTCGTTCCGCTCTTGTAGGCATCCACGGCTCGATCGAAGTCCGGAACGCTGACTCGAAGCTCCGCTCCCTCGCGGAGCTTCGCAGTCCATCGCGCTACGGCCTGCGTCGCGGCCTCTCCGACGAATCGCTCGAGCGACTCGCGGACCTCGATCACGTCGCACGTTTCATCCTCGTAGGGCAGGTTCGCAGCCTGCTCGATCGGATGCTCCGATACCTGTCCGTCCTTCGTGACTCGGATCATTCTGCTTCCCTGTAAACGGCATGGCCGAGCGCCAACGTGACGCTCGGCCATGCCGGCCAAACCGTTGCGGTGCGGATGGTATCAGCCGACCGCGTTGAAGTAGAGCGTGCCGGCAGCGGTCGCCGAGATCGGCGCCTGCCCGGCATTGTCCAGGACGCAAAGCGCGTCCATCGTCGGAGTGTTAGTGGGCCCACGCAGACCGAGGCGCAAGTAGCGCTTCTTGCCGCGGAGGTCCACGTTCACGACGGCGAACGCGTCCTGGTTCGTCAGGGCCGTGCTGTTGATCTGAGTCGGGAGACCCGAAGAGATCGAAGTGATGGCAGCGAACGACGAGGTGTTCGTGTCGTCAGCGTGCTCGATGGTGATGAGCGAGGGGACCGACGAGTTGGTCGCCGAGCGCGCTCCGATGATGAAGGTCGCCGAGTCGAAGCCGCGCACGTCGAGCGTGTTGCCGTAGACGTTGGCGGTGGCCGTGCCGACCGTCTGCGGGACGAGAGCGACGCGAGCCTTGATGTTCTGAGAGGGAACGGACATGGGTGGAAAGTCCTTTCAAGGCGGAGCCGGCCTAAGCCGGACTCCGCCGAGGGAAGAAGGCTGATGGATCAGAGCTTGAGAGCGACGATCGGACCAGCGTCCGTGGCGTCGCCGAGGTTGGCGCACTTGATGTCGAAGCGCTCGGTGCCGCGAACGGCGATCTCGTCCTGCTCGAACGCGTTGAGCGCCGAGTCGGAGAACGCGATCGAGGTCTGCCGGCGGTCGCCAAAGTAGGCGGCCATCGACAGATCGCCGAAGAGACACTGAATGGTGTCGGCGGTGTAGGTCTTCCGCATGACCTGCACGAACTCGACCTGATACCCGAAGAGCGTCGGAACCGCGTTCCCGTCGCGAACCTCGCGAGCGGTCACGCCGCCAGAGGCGTAGACGAGACGCTCAAGGCAGGCGTGATAGAACGCCTTCGAGCAGTAGAACTTGCAGTTCGGCGAGTCGGCGTAGGCCGGCAGCTTCGCGACAAAGTTCATCAGGTCAGACATGGCGAGCGAGGCGTAGTTCGCAACGTTCGCATCACTGATTCCGATCGCCGAAGAGATGCCCTCGATCTCGGGAATGACGCCGACGATGCCGCCGTAGGTCGAGGTTCCGTCGCCGTTGAATCCGCACTCGTCTTCCTTGAGCGCGAACGCGTACGCGATCTCGTTCGCGATGTCGTCGCCCAGGTTCACGACGGCGTCCTCGTTGAGCTCGTTGCTCGCGGTCGTGAGGACCATGAACTTCTGGGCGACAAGGTTGACCTGGTCGAACACCTGCTGCGACTCGGTGCCGGCAGAGGCCTCGCCGACCGCATAGGCGGTGAGCGTGGTCTTGCGACGCGGCATCCGCTTGGTGTCGCTCGCCATCGGCACGTTCTTTGCGTTGCGGCGGAAGACGCCGTAGCGCTCGCGAAGCGAGATCAGCGACGACTCGAACTCGTCAGGGACGAGGAAGCCGCCGGCGCTGTTCACGCTCTCGGTGTGGCCCTTGGTGACGATGCCGTTGGCATTGCACCAATCGAGGCTCTTGCGATGACCGCGAGCGGCCATGATGAAACGGCCGAAGCGGTACGCTTCTTCGGCCGACTTGAGGTGACGGGCGCGGCCGTCAATCTTGATCTGGTCGGGCATGGTGATCCTCGGTGCGGCAGCGGCCTTGACCTCTGCGGCGATGGTCTTCTGGACGGTGTTGCGAACGGCCTTCTCGGCGTCCTCCATCGGCATCTCGTCGGACGGCTTGGCAGCGTCCTCCTCGACGGCGACTTCGGCAGCGGCAGGCATAAGCTTGACCTCGTAGGCGATCTGCTCGGGCGCGAGCGGATTTCCCTCCGCGTCGGTGACGAGCACGCCTTCGAGGTAGAGCGCCTTTGCCTGCTCAAAGCCGGCAGCGCCCTTCTGGTCCGCGATCTTCTGGAGATCGACTTGGACCTCGGAAACAGACTTGGTTTTCATTGTGAATCCCGGTAGGTGCGAATATGACGACTCAGCGCCGCCGCACCGATCCGGCATTCAGCCACTCGTCCGGGCAAGGCTACGCGATCATATCACGATGCGACCGCGTGCCTTTGCGATCTCCTCGCGCGCGATCCTCGTGGCGATCTCGCGTCCGATCGCCGGCACGCTTACCGCTATCGAGAACTTCCTGACAGGCGGTCGGTCGATCTTTGCCGGAACGTCAACGCGACCGAAGCGTTCGGCCGCGGTTCGAGTGACGTAGCCTTTCTGCACTGCCGTGATTAGCGCGTCTTGATTCGCCGGCACGCTCACGACCGAGACCTCGAGCAACTTCCACTTCGAGTAGACGCGTCGCACGTCGGGACCGTACTTGTCCACGTCTCCCTTGGTCGCCATGCGCTCGCCGCCTTCCATCGGCACGAAGCCGATCGAGACTCCGCGCAACACCTTGGCCTGCACGAGACCACGAACGTAGTCAGGGAACCAGTCGCCGCCGTAGTCGTCAGGCTTCTTTGCAAACTCGAAGTCGGCGACGATCTCGCGATCGGCTCGCTTCAGAGATACGGCCCGTCCGATCGGCTGCGACGTGTCGTGATTCCAGAGAAGGACCGGATTCCGATCGTAGTCCTTCGCGTTCATCCCTGCCGGAACCATTACCTCGCCATCACGATCGACGCTGTCCGTCGAGATGGTCGCCTTGAACATGCCGCCGACGATCTCGCCTTCGGCCTTGAAGTCTTTGCGGTTCATTCTGGGCGGTCCTTGAGAACGGTGATGAGGTCGCACGTGCAGTTCGGATGAAGCGGAGGACCGACGACGTTCTCGAAGTCAACGACGTACGTCCCGCCTTCCGTTCCGCTCACGCTGTCGCCGACTGTATAGAACGCGTCGTCGATGCCTTTCGTCTGACTCTCGCGACCGATGGCCGTGCAGAACTCGCAGGCACCAGGAGCGACGAGCCATTTCTTGCCGGCGACGACATCAGACTGACGCCAGGCCTCGACCTGTCCCTGAACGTAGGCACGTGCCGACTCGGTCCTCGCAATGACTCGTGCTCGCTTGGCGTCAAAGCCGCGCTCGGAAATGTCGTCTGCGAGTTGGTCGATGGTCTTGCCTTCCTCAAGTCCCTTGCCGAGCAGATCGCGACAACGCGTAACCGTAGTTCCGCCGACGCCGTCAGCGAGCTTCGTCGTCGAGCGATTGACCCACTTCTGCACGTCCTCGTTCACGAAGTCGAACGAGACAGGATCGGGAGTCCTTCCGGCCTTTCGAAGTTCGGCCTCTACGATCTTGACGCCCTTTGCGCCGCCAGCCTCGACAACATCGAGAAGCGCTGGCCGTGCCGCATCTCGCAAGTCGGCCGCGAACTTTGCCGGGCCGAGTTGATCTATGGCGCGGTCGATCAACTCCTGCCCTTCTAGATCCGTCGCGAGAAGGAACTTGACCATCGCCGCGATTCGCTCACGTCCTACGTTGAGCAGCCGGCGTTCGAGTTGCTTGATCAGTCTCAGTTCTTGCGCCGTGTACCGCGTCGCCTTGACGTGGAACCCTTCGTCGTCCCAGTCTTCAGACTGCTTGACGGTCTTTCCGTGCGTGCATCCGCATCCCTTGGCCTTGCTCTCGCAGTAGTCGATCGCGATCGCGATCGCCTGGTCTTGCGGATAGCCTTCGTCCATCAGGGTTCGGATCTTCTCCGAGACGCAGTCGTCGGCTTGCTTCGTGCCGTCTTCGGCATCGTCAGCACGGTTCATCCGCTCGACGATCCGCTCCGACCAGTCTCGGCCGGCGTCGCCGCCCCAGAGCAGCCACGCGATGAAGCCGGCGGAAGGGTTCGCCGGATCATCCCAGCCAGGCCGCTTGTCTACGGCGTGCCTAGCGAAGTAGGACGCCATGCGTCGGACGGTGTCCGGCGACAGTACCTCGCGGTTCTTGAGTTGCGTCGCGCGAGCAACGCCGATCTCGGTTCCGCCACGATTGAACTCGCCTCGGAGCCGAAGGCCGCGGTCGGCCGCGTCGGCCATCTCCTCGGTCGGCGTGAAGTCGATCTCGGCGTATCGGGCCGGAGCGTCCGCCGTAATCGCCTTTACGGCCTCCTGCGGCGTTTCCGCTGCGACGGTAGCCTCCGGAACCGGCTGCACGTCGGACGGCTGTATCGTCGCCTGAGCGGCGACCATGCGAGCCGCCTGCTCCGGCGACAGGCCGACAGCCACGAGGAGCGCCGTTCCGGCCTGCGGAGCCAGCGAGCCGGCCGTGATGCCAAGCAAGATCTCTTGCGCCGCTTGAATCTGGGCGCCGTTGAGCGGCTCGGCCTTCGGCTCCGTGGCGACCGGCTGCGGTGTCGCTTGCGGAACCGTCTCGGGAGCGGCCTGCGCCGGCGCGACCGTCTGGTCGCCGCCGAGATCGAGACCGCTGCCGAGCGGCATCCCGCCAACGATCGGAACGTCGGCCTCGGGAATGTCGAGAGGATCGAAACCGCGGAGCTCGCGGACCTCGTTGATGGTCAGCACGCCGGACGAGATGAGGC